TATATACTTATGAATATTTTTTACAATCATTTCATATTCTCCTTAAAATAATATTCAAAAGCTTCTGCTACGTGCAGGTGCCTATGTGTTCCCCAATGCGCCCACTCTATACCAAATTCAACATCCCTAGCCATATGAAACATATCTTTTGATATATCCTTATAATACTCATGGCATTTTATTAACTGATTGTTTTCTCTATAATCATATTCTTTTGTTTTTTTATTATAAGACCATCCGTGTGGATTTGTATCAACCATATTAACAAAAGTATTTGGATATAGTTTATTTACTTCATGCAAAACTTTATTTTGAGGGTGATGCCATGTAGACCATGCAAATTTTATTCCTGCTAAATCGCAATATTGCTGAAGCATTTGAATGTGTACAGACGAATAAAATTGTGGTATTTCTGAAGGAATAACATCTTCTGCAATTAATGGTTGAGTAAGAAATTTTTGTTTTCTGGGAATCATATTAATATTACTTGTTTGTCTATATAAATCTTTATAATTTACATATTCATTTTTTTTCATTTTTTCTATAGATCTTTCCCATGCACCAGCTTTAAAATATTTTGGATTAGATATAATTTCCATTCTATTAAAAACTGGAAACACTGCAAAAATATACTTTGGATGCCCGTATTCTTTAAAATAAGCAAATAAATCTCTTACTTGTCTTATTACAGAACTTCCTGGAACTGCTAAGTTTGAGTAAGATAATCTTAAGTTTTTAGAAAGTATGTCTCCCCACCTAAATTCATCTGGAATTCCAGAACCGAAAGTAAATGAGCAGCCAGTAACTAACATATCTGTACCCTGTTTAAATGTGTCGGATCTGTATCCATTTTCATTAAATCTATACGTTAGACCGTAAGGGTTGCTTGAATTTTTATTAGAGTGATCAAATATATTGGTATATATATATTTTAATGTTTGGTTATTATATTCATAATTAGAATTACTTAATTTATTTAAAATTGCATGAAATAATGTTTCATCAAAAACATCGCTGACTTCTACAACTTCATCTTCATTAATTTCATACTCTGCTGTCATTTTGGTTTTCCATATAAATTGACTCAACAATTTTTTGAACATATTCAGAAAAATGTTTTCTTACACTCCCCTGTGGTCTTGCTCCAGATAATTCCCAAAGTCTTTTATACTCTACTATATTATCAAATGTTGTTGGACACACCTTGATTCCATTATATTCTTTTAAAACAGTTGGCAAAGGAACATGTTTTCCGCAACACTTACACTCTTTAGCTTGATCTTGATATATACTCATAATATTTCCATCCCGTCCAAAACACTAGACAAATTTTTTGGCATTCTAGGAGCCCTAATCATATTTAACCTAACCTCTTCTTCATTATTATCATATTTAATAGAATCATAAGTGTGAATATCTATCTCTTGATTAATATTAAATCTAGTCATGCTTATAGCATTATATATTGATCCGCATACTGCATCTGATAAATCCTTAGATCCCTTTCTTGGGTGATCCACTTTATCTCTCATTATTCGCAACTGAAGTAATTCATCTATTAATAATGGTATATTTGGCCCACTCAATCTTTCTTCTAAGACAATCATTGCCATATCATCATAATGTTTTTTAGCAACTGATAAAGTTTCTGTATTAATTCCATACTGTTTTAACTGTTGCATCATATCATGCGAATTCCATCTATCGAAAGTACACAATCTAATTTTAAACCCAGCTGTTCTTAAAGAAAGTATGTAGTCTTTAACTTCAGTAAAGTCTACGGACTTATCAGCTGTAGGAGTCCAGTACATTACTGCATCTACCTCTACTATAGGCGCAGGCTGAGAATAAGAATCAGTAACTTTAACATTAACCCATTTATTTACATGAGACATTGCTACTGCACAATGGTCATGTTTCTGTGCTAAGTCTACGTGAATAAAATACTCTTTATCAGGATCTGGTGCAAACCATGGCTCTAATCGTCCAAATTTATCTACCGCTAAAGCTGTATTGTTAAACGCTTTTTCTATTTTTTCTCTGGACTTAAAAAATGCATCAACTGCTTCTGATGGCATGCATGCAAATCTGCCAAGTGCATCTGGCATATTTTTATAAAACTCTACCTTATAATTTTCTATACTTTTTGTTGGATTTACTTCCCAAGATGGTCTTTTAATTGCATATGTACGTGGAATCTTATAAGAAATAATATGGTCTTCTTCCCACTCTACAAGAATCTCATTGCCTTCCGTTCCGTCTGGAAGTTCTTCGTCCATCTTCAAAGTTTTGCTTCTGATAACCGTTTCTTTTTCTGCTATCACGGACTCATAGAACTTTTGTATTGGATCATTTTTAAAACGTGGAAAAGATAAAAGAATAATTTTTCCATATTCTGGAAAACGAGAAATAACTGATCCACGATACATGTCATATATTGCATCAGCAGTTTTAGCTTGGTCATGACCTGTTGTATTTTCTGTAGCAAATCCAGATATCTCATCAAGAATTACTGTCAGAACGTTATATCCTTCCCAGGCTTCTCTTTCTGAGTGTCCAGAGTAAACGCTGACATTTTTATCAAACTTAATCTCAGATGCTTTTGGATCATACTTTCCAGCAAACCAAGGGCATCTTTCTATTCTTGTTTTAAAACCTTTAAAGAAAACGTTGTTAGCTTGCTGTGCATTTATAGCAATATTAAGAATATCTATTGTGTCCCCTGGCGGCTTTCCGTAATATGAAGCAGGATCTTTTAAGCATAAAAGCAAATATACTTGATATGCAACTGATATAGTTGAACAATAATCTTTTCCAGAACCTTTTCCTAGCTGTGCAATAATTTCATTGCAGGTTTGCTTAAATATTCTTTTTCCTTCTTCTTCTCCAAATAATTTTATCAAAGTAGACTCTTTATAAATCTGAGAAGATTTTTCTATTAATGTATACTGATATTCAGAAAGAGGAGGCAGACCTAAATATTCTGGACTTGTAACAAATGTACGTAAATCAACTGGACGCTCTTCAAATTCTTCTCCGTCCAGTATGTCAATTAAATCATTAAAATTAAGATCCACTGACCTGCTCTGCCTCTAATACAACTGGCTCTACCACTCCAGTAATTTGAGAAAGTCTTTTAGCAACCTCAAGCTTGCACTTAGGACATGTAGCAGTAACTTCTTTTAAAATTTTTACAAGTATATCCTGCTTGTGTTCTGTTTCTGCTAACTGGGTAGCCAATTCTGCATTATCTAGAAGACCAACCTCTTGTAGCATGCCAATTCTTTTACCTTCAATGTCTGCAATTAGCTTCAATGCTGTAGCCTTAACATTTAATTGCCCCTGAGTATCTGCGTCCTCTACGGTTTTCCAGGCTTCTTTGATGAGCATTGCATAGTGTTGGTCTGCCCCAGACACGGCTTCCTTTGCCCTCTCACGAGCCCCAGAATCGCTTCTAACGACCTGTTTCCACTCATCTATATATCCGACAACATCTGCCCGCTTAAAACCTGTTATAGAGGCAATCTGGGTTGGACTATTACCCTTCAAAAGCTCTTCTACAACTTTATTCATTCGATCATAATGATCAGCTAATTCGATTTCCATATATATGTATTATATTCCTAGTTGACTAAAAAATCAAATGGATTGAGACTTGGCAATCTTTAATAAAACTAAATAGCCAATTAAATCGTCAATATCGTTGTCCCCTGGATAATCTGTACCCTTCATTAATCTATTTAATTTATCATCAATTCTTACATGAAGCTGCTCTCTTGGTCCTGCCTTTGAAAATATGCGAACAGGATCAAGGGCTGAATTACCATATGCAATATTCTTTTTAATTAGCATATGTGCAATTTCGTGACACGTCTGCCAAATTTCATGACCAGCTTCAGTTCCTACTGTTAGCATATAAAGATCTGTACAAATAAAATCTTTTGAATCTGGGAATACTGGCTCAAGCATTATATTTCTTTTCTATTTGTGATATAGTATATTCTACTATTCTCTCAGAGTCCTCTGGAGTATGGTGCTTCCACTCATCCAATACTGGATATTGTCTTTGAACAACATTATACATAATCTCTATGGGTTCTGGCAACATATTTTTTTGAGATATATCTTTTAATAAATCCGTTATATCAAACCAAAGCTGATAAAAATTATCATCATCTACCTGCCACCATGGTGCCATAAATATTAAATTAGTTTTATACTTATTTGCAAATTTCATACATTCAGATGTATATTTTGTCATAATCTCAGACATATTATTATGCTTTTGATATTGGCCTAATGCTGCGTCCATGCCGCCAAATTCAGATACTATCACTGCATCTTCATTTAACTTATCTAAATGATCTTTAAATAAATTTTCTAAATAATCAAAATCTACCTTAAATGCTGTACGGCTGTGCTGCCATAAAAATATTAAATTATAGCCATTCTTTTCTCTTGAATATGATCCATACTCTAAAGCTTTTGGAAGTCCAGCATGCACTACACCGCCAGACATATAGGCTACCTGAGACTCACCAATAATAAAAATTGTTTTGATCATTTTCTAAGCAGTCCAAATTTTTCCAAATATCTTTGTATAGTCATGGCTGATACCTGACATTCAGCAGCAATCTCTGTAACAGTTTTTCTCTGTAAAACATACCTTCTCTTGAGCCAATCTTTACTTTGATATAGTTTCATTCATCCTACCCCATTTAACCTTATTCCAACCACGCTCATGAAAATAATACAGAATAGTTTTGGTCAATACTTCAAAACTTGCAATTGCGCCAGCGGTCAACGGCTCTTTTGTTATAAACCAAGAAAGCGCAAAAGTGTCTGCTGTTCCAACTATGCGCCAAGTTATAGCCTTTAATGCCGATCTTTGTTTAGTTACTTTCATGAAGGCCACTCCATATTATTTGGTTTGGTTATCCAGTTCCAAATCTTAGATGCCCATTTCTTTACGCTTTTGCGTAGCCGATATAGCATGAATGTCTGCCCCCAAATCTACTTGTTCAATCTTATACCCAACATCACGACCATATACTATGTTTGTTATATTAGGTAGCCGTAAGATAATTGTATTTTTATAAAAATTGTCCTTTTCAATATAGTGTCTTACTTCTGAATAAGTCATTGGATCTTTTTCTGAAGTACCATATGTATTTCTAACTCCGACTAAAACTTGATCAGTTCTTTTATGAGCCTCATCCTTTAATGCCTGATGACCTTCATGCCATGGTTGGTATCTTCCTAATTGCAATGTTGTTGGAGAGGACCAATCGAATAACCCACCAGCTTGTATTACTGTGTCTACTTCTTGTTTTACTGTATAGCCATCTAGGATTCTAATATCAAAATGATCTGGATCTTCCCACATCTTATTGGTATCTTCAAATCTACCTTCTTTAATTCTATCTACCCAAATAACTAAATTAGCAAACCCAAAAGCTTCTCTTGTTTCTTCTGTTGGACACACAAAATCTACAATAACTGGAGCAACGCCTTGCTTTGATATAAGCCTAGCCATTTCTCCCATGCGTCTAGCCTGCTCTACTCTATCTTCTTTTGTAAAACCAAGATCTGAATTAACTGTAGAGCGTACCTCATCTGCATTAAGATGAATTGCATTTATGCGTTCCTTTAAAGATTTTGCTAGCTCTGTTTTGCCAGACCCAGGAAGTCCTATAATTTGAATAATCATCTTTTTGTTAATACCTCATTAGCATAATAGGCTATACCCATCGAGTCAGCCACATCAAAATCTTCTATCTTTAATCCATACTTATTGTTAAAATAATCAGCTGTTCTTTGCTTTCTGATATTTCTCATTTTATTTTTATACCAAGACTCAGCATAGCCTGGGTATGCAGCTCTTAAAGCAGATTTTTCATCTTTTGTCGGATTTTTATTGCCAATAAATGCCTGCCAAGCAGTAGGAGAAATAGCGATAACACTGGCGCCAGTAGACATAAGCTCTGAAATAACAACTCCATAAACATATGACAATTTTATCACAGCATCTGGTGATCTGACAAGCACCGCACCCTCAATTGCAATATAATCGCAAGATAATTCTTTTAGCATAGCCTTTGTTTTTATTTTTGCATCATATATTTTCTCATAAATATCAGCACCATTAAATTCAACCTTGCCCCACTTTATTGGTTTATTATTTTCAATTAAAGAAAATGCAAAAGAATTGGTAGATGCATCTATTCCTAATACTTTAGACGCATTAACCTTTTTAAGAGATGCTAGGGTCATTTAAAGCCTCCATAATTTTTTTATTATGTTTTGCATTACTGCTCTTTAGGCATAAAGAACAAACTAGATCTGTATTATATCTACTTAATCTGGCCTTGCATTGCTTGCATAATCTTTTTGCGCCATTCTTAATAGCTTTTTTTTCATAATATTTTTCCATGATTTTTTTATTTGTTGCAATTCTACAACAATCATCTGAGCAATACTTTTGATTATGTGTTTTTGCATTGAATTCTTTTGCACAATCAGAATTAAAACAAATCATTATTAAACCTCATAAGGTTCAATCTGAACCTCTCCAGTTTCAGCACTCCAGCAGTCTTTTTTTATTGGACAATACTTGCAGGCTGATGATGTTTTTTTAAATGGTCTTAATGGAAGACCGCCATCCCTGTAGTTGTCATATACTTCCTGTAACCATATGAATAAACCGTCTATCTTTGCTTTATTTTTTTCATTCATATTAACAGGAATAAGTAAAAGCTCTTGTGTATTTTTATTTTCATACATTAAAAACCCTTCAGAAGCTTTTCTTAATTTCATATAAGTTAAAAGCTGAAGCAAATGGTTTGCTGAAGGCTCCATTTCAGCTTGCTTTGTATCCCATACCTCCTGCTTAGCAGTCTTTATTTCTCCAATTACCTCTTGGTTATTCCAGTCTAAAACTAGATCTATGAATCCTCTGATTGGCGGATACTCATTAGTTATCTCTAACTCTTCATACTTAAGGGTACCAGTTTTTTTAATAATATCTTGTAGTCTTTCATGAGCTTGTGTGCCTTGAGACATATTAGCAATTGCAATAGAGTCATTATTATCTATAAACATAGCGCCAGAAAAAGCCATGTACCAATATCTTGGACAATTTCCATAGCCGTAACCAAAACTGCTTGGGCTAAAACTATTTTTTGTTCTTACGTCATCAACTCTTTTTGTAGATAGGTAAGCATCATCCAACATCTTAGAAAAAACTGCTGTGTCAAAGTTTCCAACAGCTTTTTTAAACTTTAAATTATTAACAATATCTCTACCCATTATAACGAACGATATACTTGAGAGCGTCTACAAGTTTATCTATTGACTCCTTTGCTGAATAATATACATTCTTTTTATTATTATTTACTGTTCCTGCTTTATCTTTTGCTATTGTAGAGTAGACTGCTGCAAGCATAGAAAACTTTGTAGACATTGCTTGAAGCTCAATAATAAGCTGTGGTGCCTTTGCTGCTGGCACATCTGGATTCATCATTAACTTTACAACAATAGCCAATGCTCTGTCTAGCTGATCGTCTTTCATGAATTCATGAAGATCATTAAACTCTGTAATGTCACTAATTAATTCTAAACTGCTCTTATCGCTCATTATGCTTCCTTGTATAATCGATAGCCCAAAGACCTAGCGGGTATCCAACAATAAATCCTAATAGTACACCTGATAAAAACTGTAGCATTATATTAATTTTCCAATCAATCCATACCCAATCCACAGGCCAACAATTCCCATTACTCCTGCAAAAACTGGGGGAGCAGGAACTGGTAACTTAAATAATGCAAATATTGCACCTACGCCAGCCCCAGTTAGTGTTGTTAAAAATATTTCTTTCATGCTTCCCATTTTTCTACTAATTGTTCCAGTAACGACCATTCGATTACTGCTAACCGTGTTTTGCTACGATCTGAGCCAAGTATGAGTTTGAGTACAGGATATTTATCCCTACTAACTTTAAAAGTGTCTGTACAAATTTTAGCCCAAATATCTTGCGAAATAGAGATTGATTTTTCGTACTCTTTATAATCCACCACAAAAGATCTCCACGTTGCGTCACCCTTTTGATAATCACCACGTCCACTGTTCTTCTGTTGCTTTGCACCGTCACGTTTTGCTTCTGATCTTTCTGACATTAATTTATCCTATGCTCATTTCTATGACCATCAGGGCATGTCCAGAACAATATCATTTGATCTGGATCCCACCATGCCTCGTTGGTATTAGCATCACATTGTGAGCAAGGCTTATTCCCATCAACACGTTGTGCGTTTACTGGTATAGATACCTTTTGTTCTTTTTTAAAGAACTCATTAATATCTGGCATTTATTTCACCAGATAGCTTCTCTACAATTTCCTTATTGTCTTTAAGATACTGTACGGCTTTTGCTCTTCCTTGCAAGCGTTCTCCTTCAACAGTATACCATGCACCGCCCTTTTCAACAATACCGCACATTTCTGCAACGTCTAAAGTTTCTCCAACTTTATCTACTCCAAGTGTTTCTCCTTGGTAGTAGAAATCGTATTGTCCTGAAAGGTTAGGGGGGCCGAGTTTGTTGTAATCAATAATCCAATTGACTGGTCTGCCAACTCTTTGTTCAAGGATTTTGTCACCGACTTTAACGCCCGCTTTAATCGCATTAGCTTCAGCTTCCGAAGACCATAGCT